TTTACTTTTTAAAGCAGTAGATGCCTCTTCGAAGTTAGCAACGTGCCTAATTTCACTAGGAAACATTGATTTTGCTTCTTTTAAAAAGACATCTTTATGTCCTTTTCCTTCTTTAATAAGGTTATATTGTGTTTGTAATGTTTTCATTCTTCTTTATCTTTTAAAATGTCTAATATGTCGTTTAAGTAATCAACAACTAAATCTGTACCATATACTACATCATATGATTCTGGGGTTTCTTTATAAAACTCTTCGGTTTCCCGTTTAGCATCGTTTAATAATGGGTTAATTTGACCTAACAAATCTCCTATACGATCAAAACCTAACATACGTTCTTGATGAAATTCTTTAGGTGATTGTCCTTCTTCTTCTTTAAATAAATTTTTAACTTCTAATCCAGAACCTTTCTGAACGTAGTTTCCATTTTTATCTTTAGGTACTAATTTATACTTAAATTGTTTAACATAAGCATTATCTTTAACTCCATCTTCAGATGCTTTAGGGCCTGGGCCTAAAGTAGCACCAATTCCCTCTTTAACTTCTTTATATCCTAATTCTTTATAAGCTTTATCATTTGGTTTAGATCCTTTTAATCTAAAAGCATATGGGGTTTGATACGCACCTGCACCACCTGAAGTTGAAATTTCATCCATTACTTCTTCAGCAACACCCATAGCTTTTCTATATTCTTCAGGGTAATTATTGCGAACGTGAGTTCGGATTTTATTTCTTAATAATTTAGCATCATTATAAATATCTCTAAATTTAGGATCATCTTCAACTTTAACAGCGACGGATTTTGATGTGTTAGTTAATTCATTAGCATCTTTTACTAATTCTCCCACATCTGGGATATAGTCAACATCCCAAGAAATTTTACCAGTTTCTGGGTTTATATTAGTTATAGTTGATTTTATCCCACCCGAGACTTTAACATCTCCAACTTTTGCACCCTTTATAGCAGGTGGTTGGGGGGCTTCTTTAAGTTTATACTTTAATTTACCCATTAGACTTTTTTAATTCTTCTACTAGTGAATAATATTGTAACAGATTGACTAAATGATCATCATTGATTTTAGTATTTTTACTAGCTTCAACAATTATACTTATAGTTTCTTTAACTTTAATCTGAACTGTTTTGTCTTTCACATTTTTATTAAGTTCAGTAAGCATTGATTTTATCTCTTTAATTTTAGAATTATAAAATTCTTTCAGTGCTGGGTTTGAGTCAACAGACTCAATAAATTCTTTAAGTACGGTTTTTTGATTAGAATTTAATTTATCATACTTACCATTAAATTTTTCTAATATTATACGATATGTTAATATACGAAGATCTTTATCATAACCCTTAAATTCTTCTATAAGGTTATCTTCAACCTGTTTTTTGTCTACAGATTGAGAAGTAAGGTGTTCTAAAAGAGTAACTTTATGGTCTATGATTGTTGTTGGGTTTGTTAACTTACTATTGTTGTAAATTTCCATTAACAAATATAATGAAGCCTGAACTTTATAATGTGGGAGTTTTGTTTTAAAAAACTCATCTAAATTATAATGCTTTTTTATTTCATTAATTAAGTTATATTTTTCTCTTTTTAAATAAGATTTATTTAACTTTTTAGAAGACTCTAAAACTGTATTAACAATAATATCAGCTTTCCCCTCAGTTAATCCTACCTTTTGAAGGAGGATTTCATAAAGTTTATATTCTTTAGATAGTTCAGATTTTATGAAATATTTTTTCATAATCCCAGTTGCCGGGGAGTTTTTACCTGATAGAGTATCAGATGTAATTTGTCTAACTAGCAATTCAAAAAGAATACCTGTATTTTTATATTTTGAATGTTTAATTTTCATCCCTCAGTAGGTTTTGTTATAAATATATAAAGATTATTGTTCCTTGATATTGGATTCATCAAGTAACGACTCTCCTTTATTATCATTTTCAAATACTAATTTTTTACTGTTAACAGGTACTTTACTTAATAAAGTTTCTAGTGCTAGGGGTGATTTACCCTTATAAGAAGATTTAGGTTCGTTTACATCCCGTTTCATCCCCTTAGCACCTAATCTATCTTTACCAAAAGCACTATCTTGTGTATTACGATCAGATACCTTTTCTTTAGGACGTCCTAATTTAGGATCAATTGTACCTTGATCATAACCATCTGGAACATTTGTTGGATCTGAATCCATTCTACCTTTACCATATAGTGAAGCTAAATCATGAGGTGTACCATATGATTTACCAGTTTCAACTGGGTCATTACCTTCGGCTTCTATTTGGTTTAATCTAAATTTACGTTTAGCATCTTCGCTAATAAGATCTCTATACTCATCATATTCGTTTTCACTAAACCTAAAGATATTATCATAAATCCAATCTGTTGGTAGTAGTTTAGTTTCCATCATTTGAGCAGCTAAATCTACTTTTTCTTTCATCAATGCTATACGTTCTTGGTCGTATATGATAGATGGGGTAGTTAAACTTAATTCAAAATTTGATAACTGTTCTCCAGTGTATCCTTGAGTATATAAATGTACGGTTGCTATCTTATATAATTCAGATACTATAATACGTTGAATACGGTCAATTGTGCGACCAAAACGAATATCCTCAGCAGCTAGTGTAGCTTTACCTTCTGTAGTTTCATCGTATCCTAAAAATGCTTTAGGTACTTTAAGTGCTGCAAATAATTTATCTCTTAAATATTCAACATCTGAAATACCATCATAATCTAAGCCTTTAGTAGTATCGATCTTAGTAGCTGAATCATTACCTCTTACAGGGATGAAGAAATCCTCCATCATATTCTGCATATTATATTTTAAGTTATAATCACCAGTTTGTTCATCAATGTATGGGGCACGTTTCATTTTTGAAACTGTTTTTTCCATAAATGCATCTACTTCATTAGGTGGAATGCCTCCAACATTGATATAATAAATACGTTTTTCAGGAGCACGTACGATTCTATGTACTAACATAGCATCTTCCATTAGTGAATATTGTTTGTATAATTTACGAGCTGGTTCAATATATGATCTACCATAAGGTAAATAATTGGCATCTGCTAATAAGCGGAAATGAGCCATTTCATAATTATCAAAATATATATAATTACCACTATCTTTATCTACACCAACAACACTACCATAGCCCCCATAAGTACCACCAGCACCCTGACCGTTAGGATCATATTGGAATATAATTTCACTTGGGTTATCAGGATTAGTACCTTCAAGTCTTGATATATTGTAGGCTGTATATGGTATTACATTATAAACACCATACTTTTCTGCTATTTCTAATTTTAGGAAAAAATCACCATATTTACACATTTGGCGAACCCACATCCATAAATTAAATTCTATATTTAATACATCATAAAATAAGTTATATAATACCTTTTGAATATCTTCATCACTACTTTTAATACGTAGCACATCACCCATTTCATCTTTTAAAGTACTTTCATCAGCTATAATGTCAAGAGCTGATGCTATAATTGCATCAGTATCCATTGCTTCATAATCACCATAAAGCTCAACTCTCATTGTCTGATAGTTGAACGCTATATTATTATATGGATATTGGCTTGTAGTATATAATCTAGAGAACCTATCAGTTAGTGAATTTGTTTCAAGTTCACCTGCTTGCTGTATTGAATTAGTATCAATTATTTTTAGTTGATTACCCCCTACATTACGAATGATAACATCCGTAGAGAATAATCTTTTTAACCTTGTAAATACACTTTTATCAGCCATTTTTATATTTTATTATTGTTATAAATATTACTTAAGAAGCCAACTAATGTCTTCCTTCCCACCATACGGGTTATCTATCTTGAAGGGGTTATCTGCACTATTTCTAGAATAGACCCCTGAGTAAGCAGTTGTTGTTTTATTCATTGCATTTAATGATGCCTTTGTTAAATCTATTCCTTGTTGTCTAAATTTAAAAGCCGTATCACGCATGAACATAGCGATAGAGAATGACATAACCAAGTCATCATTGTAGCCAATTTGGGCTTCTGCTCTTCCATTTTTCCAAACAAACACTTTCATTTCTTCTACCAATCTTTTTGATTGTATTGTAACCCCTTTATCACTAATGTATTCTTGAAATTTACCAATTGCCATTGGTCTTGTTCTTGAAGACATTGTAAATCCTGGGGTCATTCTACTTTTATCACTATAGGCGTCAAAATACGAATCTGATGTTATGTCTCCACTCTTAGGTGAATAGTAAAGATTAGTATAATTTCTATCAATAGCTACTTGAATAGTTGCCCATCCTATGTTTGCGTTTTCAATTACAAGTAAAGCGTTATTATATTCGGTAGCTATACCTACTAATAAATGGCCATATTCTTTAGTACCTATTTGACCTTTATATTCTGCTACTTGAACATTATTATCAACATCTATAACATGAAATGCTGAGTAATCTTTTCCATCACCTCTAGCTACATCAGCTATCACCATATATGTTCTAGAGTAATCTGCAGGTTCCCAAACCCATAAATTTTTATCTGCTCCTCTTTTTTCAAGTGGATCTTTAATGTAGGTTTGTTCGTAGAAACTTATATATTCTGGGTAGAATACTATATCTCCAGATGTACTAAAATCACAATCACATTCTTGGGCTGCCATTCTAGGATCACCTAATAATTGATCTTGAGAATCTCTCCATGCTTGATCTCGTTCAGGATGAACAAACCATGGAAGTTTAATAGGTAAAAATTGGTTTTCTGAATTTTCTGCTCTAACCCAAGTTTGATGGAACCAATTACCAGTACCATAAGGAGTACTTAACGCAATACACCCACCACCAGTAGCTAATGTTTGTTGAGCTGAGGCCCATATTTCACCAATATTATCAATAAAAGCAGCCTCATCAATTAACAATAAAGAAACGGCTTCTGATCTACCAGCATCTGAACTTGCTGATGTTGCTTTAATTTGAGAGCCATTATTTAATCTTAATGTTAGTTTATTATTTTCATCTGCATCTACTTTTAGCCAAGAAGGTAAATTTTCATACATAAATTTAACCTTTGTAACCATATTTTTGGCTGTTTCTTGCTTTGTTGCAATACAAAGTATATTTTTATCTTTATGGAATAACATTAACCATAAAGAATAACCAGCACCTAAAGTAGATATACCTAACTGTCTAGATTTTAGTACTACAGAATAAGGATTTTCCTGGAAGAGTTTTAATACTTTTTCTTGAAATGGGTATAAATTAAATTGGATTCTACCTCTTTGAGGGTGTTGAATAAAACAATACTTTTTCATAAAATGAACTGGGTCTTGAGCACATTTAAGATATTCTTGTCTTATAATATATTTTAAATCCTCAGCCATTATTTTCCTATTTTCCAGTATATACGGCCTGACATGATAGGTTGGAAATCTTGATTAACACCTAACCCAAAACCGTATATTTGTTTATTTTTTGTTTTATATAACAATTCCCCCCCTAAATAATTTAGTTGGTTTGTTCTTCCTTGTAATCCTAAACCCCCATAAAATTCTCTATTATTAATATAAACTGTGTTAGTTATTGTAGTGGTGGGGATTAATACATTAGGAGTAATTTTTCTTGATATAATTAAATTTTGAGTTATAGTATCATTTATAATTATATTTCCTATTGAATCTAAATTTAATGTATCGACATATGCGTGGGTTGCATAATAATCTTTTAAAATATATAGTGTATCTACTATGGTAGGTATAGTGTCATGTATGGTTTCGATTTTAGTTCTCCACTTGGGAACATACACTATACTATCAATTTTTAACGTATCCCATTTAACTTCGACGTTTGTAATTGTTATTGGGTCTGTTGCTATAGTTTGGTTCCCACTACCCGAGCATGCTCGCATAAATAGAATTATTATAACTAATACTACAATGAGTAGATTTTGGATATTTTTAAAGATTTTTTTCAAGTTTTTTCTTTTCAGCTGTAAGGTCTTTTAATTTATCTTTAATTTGATCTTTTAAATCACCTTTTGCTTCTTTAAATTCTTTAGCTAAACCTTTCATTTTGGCAACTATTTTTTGTAATTTTTTAGCAGTAGTAGCTACAGAATCTTTTTTCTTTAAATCTGCTGAGGTTGGTTCACTATCTTCATCTTCAGTTAAACCCACTTCTTTAGATAATGCTAGTGTTTTTTCTAACTCAGTGTTATATTCTTTTTGAGCATCAACATCCTCTTTAGATACTTCAGATAAAATTTCAACTATTTCGTTTTTAAGGTATTCTTTAAATTCTTTTCTTTTCATTTGGGGTGGATTTTTGTTATAAATATGTCAAAGACCAATATAGTTCACCATTTGGTGTATTCTATCTTCTGTACTACCTTCTAATGTATATAACTTTTTAATTCTATGATTATACTTAGTTGATAGTTTAACAATCATATTATCAATTGTTTGTCTATATGTAGCATTAGTTTCACGAACGCCATTATCTTCAATTTCTACACCAACAGGTGATACGTAAAATATATAATCATATTCCCTAACTAAATGAGAAGCTAATGTTTCAAAATCTTCTTTATCATATATATCCATTGAATTTGAACAATTGGCAAAGGCCATAACATCAATTACAGTACGATCTGTAATAATATTATCCTGCATTAATTCACCTGCTCGTTCAGCTAAAAATACACATTGCCCCTTTAATGTTGAGTCAGTATTTAATGGTATACCTTGAGCCATAAGTTCTTTAGAACGTTCTGTTCTAAAATTATAACCTTTAAAATAATCTAGCTCCTTAAGTGCATTAACTAATGTAGTCTTACCTACACTCATTGTACCACATAATCCTATCTTCATAACTTATAATTTAATTAGAGAATCTTTCACTTCCAAGCATATATTGAAGAACTGGTTCAGGAATGCCTGAATGTGTAAATTGTTCTAATTTAGCTAATGCTTGAGTTACATCTTGAGCTATAATAGGAACATTTTTAATAGCACCTTTATCAGCGTATGTACACTCATATATTAGGTTATCTTTTATTTTAGATGTTCCTACTAACTTAATTTCTAGTACAGCAATATCTCTTCCCATATCTTGGATAGATTTTATTAACTCACTATTTTCTTTTTTATATTTTTTCTTAATCATAACTAAAATGGTAAATTATTATAATCATCTTCTTGTGATGAACCCGGCATTACTCTGTAACTATCACTATCAAAGTGTTGAGTTGATACTTCAAATATAGTAGCTCCCTCTGTGAGAGCCAACATTTGGTGGGGTTGTCCTGGCATTAGGTGAATACAATCACCTTCTTCAACTGTCATTTCCTTTTCAGCAGATGTTTCAGTATCAATATACTTATACAAAAATCTACCTTTTGAAATATACCATGCTTCATCCTTTAATAGATGGAAATGCATTGAAAATGATTTATCTTTTTTAAATACTAATAACTTACCACAATATAGTTCATTATTAATAATCCATAATTCATGACCCCATGCTTTTTCATGGCGTTTACCTTCATAGGGTTGTGCTTGTAGTGTATGTTCTCTCATTTTAATTTCTATTTTCCCCTGCTCTACCCATAGCGGTTTTATACCAAGGTAAACCTTCTCTTTCTTTCATCAATTCTGCATATTCTTCAGAATTATATTCACTACCATTTAAAAAGTATGATTTTACAAATTCACTGTCTTTACGATGGGGTTCTATTGCTGGACCTTCCCATCTATGATGTTTCCAATGTTCTTCTCCTGAAAATCTTACTAAATGGTGATGAGCACCTTTATAATTAATAGTTTTGTACTCATATACTTTTTCTTTAGCCATAACTTGTTTTGTTTAATCTTATAATATTTAAAAATGTTCGTGGAAATCTGGGTAATCCTGATTTTGTTCTAATATATAATCTGTAACATAAATTCCTTGTGCTCCTGATACTGTAATACCTCTAGCACTTAATGCATCACCTACAAAGTGAACATTTGGGAAATCATTTAATGATAAATTTTTATAATTAACCAATGGCTCAGGCGACAAATATTTAACTTCAGGAATATAAACACCCCAATCGTCACCTAATGTTGGAAATACTTTCTTCATATCATCAATGAAGTCATCAATATACGAATAATATCCGTGGAAGACACTCCTAACTTCACTCATTTGTTCTTCTGTAATAGATACAGCACTTACATCTTCACCCTCAGATGTTATAGATGGTGTACGAGTTGGACTATAATATAAACCAGTACCTTCTTTATTTACTTTAGATACTAATTCTCTAGACCAAGCAAATGGTTCTTCAATACCTGGTATTTCCATTAGTATACCAAAATTGGTCATATTATTCCGGAATGCTTCATCTTTTTTAGCATGTCCATTGTAACTGTGATTCCCATACGTTTCTTCAACTGCAACATATGCTGCATTGTTGTTTGTACAGAAAGAACGTAGTGATACTCCTTCATCAAATTTTCTATATAGTTTAAAATCGTAACTAATATCAATTAGTTTCTGAAAGTGTTCCTGTGGTGCTTCAAATCTAACACCAATTTGTACTGGTTTTGGTTCAGTTGGTAAGGTATAATCGTCTGCTAATTGTTTACCAAAATCAATACCCGATTTACCTACAGCAAATATAAGGCGATCGTATTTGAAAGGGACACATTTTGCAATACTTCGAGTATTGACTTTTTTATGATCAATTGTTTGGTTTTTAAAATCAATACCTGTTACTTTTCGTTCCCATTCAAAGTTAACACCATTATCAACTAAGAAATCGTACCAATTTTTACCTATTTCATGTAAATAATCTGTACCAACGTGCCATACCGGAAATAATCTTAAACCGAAATATGGTTTAATAAAATCTGGTTCTGCTTGAGGATCTGAACATTGTACTTCCTCTGGTTTAGGGTGGAAGCGTTTAAAGTTATTGATTACCTCATCAAACAACTCCATTGCTTTATCTTCACCACAATACTTAGACATATGTCCCCCAATTGAAGTATGATAAGTTAATTTACCATCAGACCAACCACCAGCTCCTAGAAAACCTTCCATTACTTCGGAGTATTTTCTATTATATGGGTCTTTACCCATATCAATGATTGTTATATCTTTTCCAGGATAACCACTATCCACAAGTTTAGTTGCAGCATTAACACCTGCTACACCTGCACCTACAATTACTAATTTTTCTGCCATTTATATTTGATTTTATAGTTTAATATACGAACAAATTGTGACGTCTCCAAATTTGAAGACGCCACAGATGTCATGTTTTTTATTTAAAGCGACTGGCTATGAATCAGTCTATAAGTTTTTTATTTATTTATCTTTAATTTTAATGTGCCTGTTCCTTTAATAACTCGATGCCATTTATGTCTTGGTATAAATATACGATCTTTAATTGAGGTAGGCAAGCAATTATCTAATTGAATTTGCCAATCTGTATCTTCTAAAATTTCAACTGTCCTATCTTCATCATCTCGATGCCACATAAGTTCGATTGGGTCTATATTTTCGTTAAATTCACGAATAATATAACCGTTAGTAACTTCTAAATCAGTGTAGGGTTGCATTAATATATTTTACTTAAAGTAAACATCTCAGAATAGATGTTTTCAGAATCTGTACAATTAGGATCTAGAATACCCTCAACATATAGAGTATTAGTTATAGTGGTGTCAAAGGATGTATTGTTTTGAGAACTAAAAATTTCAGTTACCACATCGTTAGAGGCATTAGTTCTAACTGTGAGTTCTCCAGATGATAAAATAGAAGCAACTCCTGCGGCTCCAAT